TTATCCTGAGTCATTAAGTCAGGTATTAATTTAAATCTCCAACAAGGTATCTGTCTGCTCAAGAGCCAGTCCTCCGCTTGAGTTGCTTTTTCGTCGTATCCTCCAAGCTTTCTGAAAGTGTCTGTTTTTACTAAAGTAAATCCTCCAATTGCAAATGGGTGTGTTTTGGAAAGGTACCAAGCTGTAATTCTATTGAGTCTGAATAATAACCATGCTTTAACATCTAACTCTCCTCTATATTTAGGAGTAGTACCTACCATGTCAATTGGTTTGTTGTAAATATTATCTAATGCTTCTTCGATTGCCTGCTGATGAGTAAAAGTAACGTCGGCGTCTAAGAATAACAGGTAGGGAGTCTTTGCAAACCTAGCTCCGTTATTTCTTCCTCGAGCTGGCAATCCGCCTTTGATTATTGTTAAGTTTAAACCTAACTCAAAAGCATAAGTCTCTGCCAGCAATTTCGTATTATCTGTAGAGTCTGCATCTGCTAAATAAATTTTAGCTTTTCCAATGTTTTGTTCTGCTAGACCAAATAATAAATCTTTAATGTATCTTTCTTCGTTTTTACAAGGAATGATTATTGTTATAAGCTTTTCCATAATTTAAAGGAACCGTGCTGGGAATAGTATATGATGTGTGAGCAGTTCTCAACCCAGTCTCCTGTGTTTAAATACCTAACACCATCAATCATTTTATCCTCCGGACAATGGAGGTGGCCACACACTACTGTGTTACATTGGCGTTTTTTGGCTTGTCTTACCATCTCGTTTTCAAAATCGACTATAAACGAGACTGCTGCTTTAACATTCTTTTTCAAGAATTTAGATAAGCTTCTTTTGAAACCTAACTTTTTTAAGAACCTGTCTATTACAATAGCTGTGTCGTATCCAATTGAACCTAACATTCCAAGCCAATGTAATTTTACCACCCCATCATACATATCCCCGTGACAGAACCAAATTCCATGTTCTGAATATTCATCAACAACTTTAATATTACCTAATTCTAAAGGGGAGTATTTGCGTAGGAATTCATCGTGATTACCAGATATCCAAATAATTTCTTTATCTTTAGATAATTTTAATAACCGCCTGATAACTTTGGCGTGTTCGTAAGTAAATTTTTTGTATCTTTTAAATAACCAGCCGTCAATAATGTCCCCTATTAAGATATATCTTTGGTATGATTCATCTTTTAATAACTCTAAAATTTCTTCTGTTTTACAACCTTTTGATCCTATGTGAAGGTCAGATACAACTAACGTTTTCATCTCTTATAAAGATAAGAAAGCCCAGGTATAAACCCAGGCTCTCGTATTATGATAATATTAATTTTAACTTACTTGATTTCACAAGTTTTAAATTTAAAAGTAATACCGAAGTACTCTTTTGTCTTTTTAACACATTTATAAGGTTCTCCCGATCTTGCTTTTTCTCTTATTGTATGTGCTGCAATACCAAGTGCTTTACTTGCTTCTTTTGCTGTTTCATATTCCCTGATCAGAATGTTATCTTTATTAAAAACCTGTAAGTACCCTAACCATCTGCTGTTAGACTTTCCTTTTGCATTCTCACTTTTTTTAGCTTTTACCTCTGCTGTGTTATGTAATTTTTTAAGTTTCTGGTTTCCTTCTAATTCTGCTTCCGTAAATACTCCTGCTACCCGTCTTATTTGGATCGCTTGTTTTCTCGTTACTTCTCCTCTTTCAAGTTTTTCAAATAGACCAGGGATTTGTTTAAATATTTCTAAATTGGCTTGTTTCTTGTCCCTGTAGTTCTTTTGATTATATTTTTTTCTATGTTCTTCCCATTGTTCCGAGGTCCAGTGTTTTTTTGTGTTTCCACCGGTTCCTCCTTCTGCTAAATTGTACCCTATTGGATATTTCGATAATACCTCAATTAAACTTTTTTCCTGATCATCAACCAGGTCTTCTGTTGTTTCAAACAATACTTCAAACGTAAAGTTATTTATGCCGTATTTTCTAATTGCATCATAAAGAGGGTGTTGCTTTCCTCGAACTGCATTATTTTTATGTTCTAACCACCTGTGGTTATAATCTTTACTTTTGCCAATGTATACCTTGTTGTTAATATTGTTAACTACCCTATAAATAAAATACCGACTACTCATATAATATAAATAGTCGGTATTTGTGAAATTAAATAAAAAGTTGCGAAATCAATTAACGAATCTCACATGCGCCAGATGCACAAGCTACTTCTCCTACTAGATCGGTCATATCTTCCATCTCAACTACTTTACTTAAATCAACTTCGTGTAAAGTGGTCATCAGTCTTTGATAATCCTCTTCTGTGCAGTCTTCGAAGGGGGCTTGGGTGTAAGTATGTCCGTCGTAAGGTAATACTGAAAGACCGTTATAGAACTTTCTATTCTCCCACATCCACTCTCCAACTGCATCCCATTCGTCGTTTTTGATAGAGATTGTGGCAGAAACGTTGTGAGTATTATTTCCTTTACGGTGACCGGGCTTAATCCACTCCTTAGTTACCTGTTTTACTCTTTCTAGAAGATCAAAAGGTGATTCTGTTCTTAAGATAGCACCTCCTGGTGCTTTTTGAGGTACTGTAATGATTGCAGTATCATGAGGACGGAATTTGCAATCTTCTAACAATTCTGGATGGTGGATGCTCAAGTAGGAGTAGATTGCTTCATTCTTACCTACTCTCACTCTCCTCAGGTAGAAATCGTTATGCCATGCATGAATTCCACTAGACGTTCCAAGTGTTAGTGAGGTTGTGCCTGCAGGCTTAACTGTGGTACATCTGGCGGCACTATTGATTCCTAGAATCTTGGCAACCCTTTCATTCTCTTGCCTTACTAATTCAGCAGCTTCTTCCATGCTGTATTTTAGGATTGCTCCTGAACCGATACCGGTCATTGATACTCCAATCAAAGCTTCTTTCTCGGTTGTTCTTCTCCAAACTTCTCTCAGGTAATGGAAATCAGAATAACCTGCCTGTAGAGTTCCGATTAAGGCTGCTGCCTTTACTCTGTTATTTAAATCCTCTTGAGCCTCAATATCAGAAACATTCACTTCACATAAGTTACAGAATTGGAAAGGACGTAAAGCAATCTCACAGCATGGGTTAGTTCCCCACTCTAAATTGTTAGTAAAGTAGATTCCTGGTTCACCTGCTCCTGATGCTTCAATTCTTTTCCAGATATCTAAGAACTGATCTTTTTCGGTAATTGATCTTAGTAGGACAGCTGAGTTGTTAGCTCTTCCACGCTGAGGATTTAATTCCCACCAAGCACCTGACTTACAAGAAATCATTTCATCATCGTCAGGAGAGAACAAACAGATCAAAGCAGCTCTTCTAATACCGCCGGCCAGTACTGCATCTGCAATGTGGCAAACCATGTCGTGAACTTCAATAGTTGATAACTTAGTTCCATCCTCTTTGGTATCAAGCATACCTTGAAGTTTAACCAAACACTCTCTTAAAGGTCCTGGTCCTGGTGCTTTACCGCCGGCAGTAACCAATCTTGCTCCTTTTGGTCTGATATCTGAGAAATCAAACTCGATAGTGGAAGTTCCTGAAAAGTAAGATTTCATTAGAACCTTAACTGCATCAGCCCATCCTTCGATAGAGTCACCAACCAAGAATCTCTTTCTTCTGTTTGGGTTAGGCTTTCTAATTTCAGGAAGCTTTTCGATGTGATCGTACTGAACTGAATAACCAACACCGGTTCCTCCTAATAACAAGAACATTACTTCACCGAATGCTCTCCAATCATCAATTGGTAAGAAAGCACAGTTGTAAATACGGGCAGGATTGACTTCAATAGGACGGCCGGCAAATTGCATCGAACGCATTGAAGGTAAAACTTTCTTATCGTAAACGTACTTGTAGGCTGCCTCGATTTCCTCTGCCATTGCAGGGTACTTCTTTTGATGCATCTCTTTGTTTCTTGTAACCAACTCTTCCCATGTCTCTCTTCGGTTCAACTCTGGTCTAAACTTAGAGTATTTCATGAAGACCGTAACATCGCTTAAAATTTTCTGACTTATGTCCATAATGCTATATAATTTGTTAATTTTCCTTTTTTTCGTAAATATTCAACTTGGTGTATCTTCAAGTTAATAGATTCAGCAACTTCTTGCCAGCCGTAGTAGTAAATACCCGTCTCTAGATTTAAAACATCTGAGTTTTTGTATTTTTTACTTTTTGCAGCTATTTTCATCTTCTCTTTAGTCTGTTCAGTATGTTTTTTGCCAAACATACCATGCTCCTCTTTTGGACGTGTTAAATTCCTAACTCGTGTTGCCTCCACTACATGTTGCGGTCTAGGCTTACCTATTTTGGTGAGTGCTATTTTTTGCCTAGTTTCTTCTGTTTGTACTTTACCCGACATTGGATTATTAGCACCCTTTCTCTTCCCATGAGTATCCTGCTCTTCCTTCTCCGCCCTCTGTTAAGTTAACTAAACAACCACCAGTAAAGATAGTTTTATACTCTGCTATTAATTCTTTTTCTAGAGTATATGCTTCTTCCTCTGCTAGATCGTTTTTATAGATTTCAACCTGATAGTCGCTGTTACGAGTCTTGGTTTTCCAGTATATGTTTCGGTCTGTTTTTTCCCAAGCTCTCTTACCGTGTCCCTTACCTACATAAAAGATTTCCCCAGTTTCGGACAGTCTGTGTAAATACACGTAGTATTTAATATCATTCATGGTGTATTTGATAAGTATCCAGTTTTTATTAAAAATTCGTTGTTTTTTTAAGAAAAAGATGAAAGTTGCATGAATTTTTTAGCCAACTCTCGTTTGTCAAAGCTGTCTACCTGAGAAAACGTAGAGGTTGTGTTAGAAGTGCTATCTTCGTAGGTCGGCATGTCTTCTGTAAGTTCGATGTGACCGTTGTTGGTATCGATCTTTGCTCCGTAGGTCATACCGTCCATCCCGTAACGATTCTTCATAACGTGTACCCGACCTGTTCCATGAACCTTATCTTCTTTCTTTCTGGATAATGATAAACAGAAGTCGGCAACCATGATCTTATCGTATGAACCTGCTGCCTTATCTCCTTCAATGATATCGTCTTTTGCACCCATTCGGTTAACCTGAGAAGGAGAAAGAACGGTTACTTTAAATTCTTTGGCAAGTCCCTTACATGCAACGTACATATCATCAATCTCATCTTTTCTTTCGGTAAACTTCTTGGAAGGTGGTCGGAGATAATCGATGTAGTCGATTACTACCATATCGGGTTTAACGTCTGCATCAATACACTTTTGAAGATGGGATTTCAAGGTTGCCACAGTGGCTGCCTTAGGAGGATATTCTTTTACTATCAACTTACCGGCCAAGCCTTCAACTATGCTCTCAACCTCGGATCTGTGATGCTGTACTTCTTCGATTGAGTGACCGGTGAAGTAACAGTCAAATCGTTTACCAACATAATCCTGACCTAATTCCAAAGTATAGTAAACAACGTTGTATCCCATCTTAACTGCGTGAGCTGCCATGGCAACCATCATCCAAGATTTACCTCCGCCGGGATTACCAAACACAATACCTAAATCACCGGGACCAAAGCCTCCTTGGGTCAATTGGTTTAACATAGGCCAGGGAGTAGGAATAGTGGGGCGATAATCTTCCCGGTACCGGGTTTCGATATCTTTATTATATTCGTGCCCAATATTCCTATCCTGTCCGGCCTTTAACGCGTTATCAATCAAGTGACGAATTGAATCGTAGTCACCTGAGTTTAGAAGGTCAACTGAGTTTAGGAGTGCTGATTTTAATTGTTGGTTCTTACAGAAGGCAGTAAATTCTTCTTCTACATACTGAAGTTCATCGTCTGAATGTCGGTAAGCTTCTTTTAACTGCTCAATAATAGAAGTTTTAAGTACATCGTTATCAATTTTTTTAACTTCTACTTTTAGAGTATCCATTGAGATAACAGTATGATACTTATTCCAATATCTTAGAATCTCATTAATAATCCATTTATGAGCAGGGTTTGGAAAATGCTCATCAGATAAAATATCGTAAATGTTCTGAACGAATTCTTTTCTTGTTAATAATGCTCCAATGGTCTTAACCTGGAAAGGAGCTCCGTAA